CTTGATTTACGCACTGGTCTGTAACTTTTGCACCTTACACTTTTACGTCTGCTATATTTAGGGCATCTCTGTTTTTTGTGAACAAGAGATTTTCTACGAAGAGATTTGCTTCCTCCAGCTAGATTCCGTTGTTGTGCTACTGGTGCTGTTGCTACTGGTGCGGTTGCTACTTCTGCTACTGGTGCTGCTGTTGTTGGTGCTACTTCTGCTACTGTTGCTACTTTTGGTGTTGGTACTACTTGTACTTCTGTTTTCGGTTTCTGGTAGTTTAATAAGTTTAACTTATTGGCAGCCCAAAAAAGATGTGTTGGTAATAATTGTTCTGCTATGTCTTTTATCACGCGATCCTCAGCCAACGTTTTTTTGCAAGCTGTCACTTGATCCGGTAGGATGTTGCATTCAGTATCTAGTTTGTTAGTTATTATTTCTACTATTTTGTTTGCGATTTTCTCGAGCCGACTACTGGCGTTCTTTGCTTGCGCTGCCTCTACAGGTGGTTCGCCTCCCTTTTTAGTTCTTTTTTTAGTTCTTGTTTTTTTTCTAATTGGCATATATATATATATATTAATTATATTTTTTATTTTAAAAAATATAATTTTTAAGCTAAAATATAATTAGAAAAAAAATGATAGAAAATCAATAATTTAATTAGAGTATGCGAGACCACCCATACCAGACATGATACGGAGGACATTGTAATTGGTAGCGTAGACGCGGACTTTAGCAGTGTTGGTACCGCCAACGGTAGCGTTGGAAAGAACAAGCTGAAGAGTGGCATTGTCAATGCGTGAGAAATTGCAAGTTCCGGATGGCTGATGCTCCTCAGGGCGAAGGGCGAATGAGTAAACATTGATACCAGTGTCGGGTGAGCGGGTATGGTGCTGGTAAGGCTGAACAAGGTCGAAGTAGGTGCCCTCGCGCTCAGAGAAGCGGTCCTGTCCATTAAGCTGGAGTTTAGCTGTAACAACTGGATTCTCGCCCCAGCAGTGCATGTCAAGTGATGTCTCAGTAAGAACAAATGTTCCTGCATCAGAAACAGCTGACTGGAAATTAAAGCCATCGGTGGCGGAGGCCACAACATTGTTTGGCGCGTTCATAGGCGACTCATTGGCCTGGCTAATCCCTCCAAGCGCTGCGTTGGCATCAGAGAAAACGCCGCCCAACGGGGAGCTCCCATCACGACCGAGGAATGCCTCGGGGGCAGAGCTATTAAAATTTGGTGCAGTGTATGTCCAGCCAGGGAATGTAACGGCATCAGTTGCACCAGCCTGTTCAAATAATCCATCTGAAGTAATGAAGGCTTCGGGGCCTTCAACTGAACCCGGACCAGCGAATGCATGAACACCATTGGGGAGAACATCAACAGCATCAGTGTAATTGAATGGCTGAGCACCTAATACATTGAAAAGTTGTGTATTGCAAATAAGTGAAGAGCAATAATCTACATTGGCATCAGGCTGAACAACCCAGACAAGCTCTTTGCAAGGATGATTGAAATTGAGCTTGATTTTATTGGACGACGAACCAACTGACTCATCCCCTGTGAATTGAAGCTGCTCAATGAGATATTCGTGGGGATTTTGAGCCATACGACGACGCTCATCAGTGTCAAGGAAAACATAGTCAACGTAGAGTGATGCAGCAACAAGTGACTGTTGGTAAGCAGTACCAATTTTGGTAGCAGTGGCATTGTTGCCGCATGAAAGTGTGGAGACAGCCCATAAGCACTCGTCAATTGGACGAAGATCAAGATTAATTTTAATTTCGTGGTACTGAAGAGCAATTAATGGAAGCGCAAGACCAGGATTGCGGCAGTACCAGAACTGGAAAGGAACGTAAAGAGTTGTTTCGGGGAGAGCATTACGAGGAGCGCAAACCTGAGTTGGTGCAGTGGTGGAGCATGGGCCATCAACAGCCGCAAATGACGGATCAGTAATGAAAGTTAACTGGGTAGTGTTACCAACCATTTTGTAGTAACCACGCTGCTGTTCAGCTGTGAGGGTAAGCTGATTCCAGATGTGCATCCAATCACCGTATTGACGATCAATACGCTGACCACCGATTTCAACTTCAACCATCGAAATCATCTGCTCACCCGGGAAATCAAGCCAGCGGGCGAATACTCCATAATCATTTCCTTTGTTACTGGAACCTTGGCGGCCACTGCCATCACTGTTAGCAGCCCGATTATAAGCATGATCGGCAACGTTAGATGGCAACATCTGTTGATTAATTTCTGGAAGTGTAACCTGAAGATATGTGCGGTATGCAAGATCACCATTACGTGAAACAGTGCAAGTTACACGACGGCCGAAATCGGCTTGTCCGTTGAATGTTTGTTCAATTGATTCCATCGCAAAATTAGTGTGGCGACGGTAGGTAACCTTCCAGAATGTAATCTGTGGATTACCGGTAAGATAGACGTCTTGAGCGCCATAGGCAACGAGCTGCATTAAGCCTCCTCCCATATTTATAATATTGCTAAAGAAAAAAAAATAAAATAATTAATTTAATTAAATTAATTAAATTTAAACAAATATAACTATATTTAATTAAATATTATTAATACTATTAATACTATTACCTATATTAAGGTTGTTTTTAATAAATTTTTCTAAGTATTCATCTAAATATATTTCTTTTTGATTTTCATGATTTTTTGTAAAAATGTATTTTTCATTATTTTTTTTAATTTGCCAACCGTCATTTAAAGCATTATTAATAAAAATAAATTTTTGTAATTCAAAATTATTTAATTTTATTTTTTCAGGAATTTTTAATTGAATATTCATATTTTAAATAAATATTAATTATATATAATTATATCCTAAATATAATAATTATATCCTAAATATAATATTTATAATTATAAATAATTAAATAAAAAATTCAATAATTTATATATGCATAATTTTAAGCCTAAAAATATAAGAAAATTTAAGATAGATAAAAATATAGAATCATTAGATCATAAACACGAAGAATTTTTAAATGAATTTAATACGATTGAAAATAGTATTATGCCAAATTTATTAAAAGAAAGAAATGAAAAATTAGAAAAATATAACAATAATAAATGCAACCTAGATGAAAAATTAGAATTAAAAGATGCAATCAAAAATATAGATATACAAATTAAAGATTATAAAAATCGAAAAAAAAAATATTTTTTACAAAATTCGAATTATATTTTTAATTATTTTGAAGAAAAAAAAGATATAACAAAAGACAAAACAAATATGATTATGCTAGATAAATTTTTTAATATATCAAATGATAATGATATTATTTGTAAGAGTAATACAAATATACAAAAATATTTTACCAATGTTAATTCTAATTATTTAAATATAAATGATTTTATTCATGATACTGATATATGCAAAATTTGTAATAAAGGCGAATTAATACCTGTTGATCATGAAGGAATACTAGTTTGTAATAATTGTAGTAGTAATGTGCGATTTTTAATAGAAAATGAAAAGCCTACATATAAAGAACCACCTAAAGAAGTATGTTTTTATGCATATAAAAGAATAAATCATTTTAGAGAGATTTTAGCTCAATTTCAAGCTAAAGAAACTACATTAATACCAGATGAAATAATTGAAAATATTAGACAACAAATTAAAAAAGAAAGATTGGATATCAATACAATGACAAATAAAAGAACAAAAGATGTACTTAAAAAACTTAAATATAATAAATATTATGAGCATATACCGTTTATTAAGGATAAATTAGGAGTTAAACCTCCTATTATGAATCCTGATTTGGAAGAAACTTTGTGTAATTTGTTTATTGATATTCAGGTGCCATATGCAAAATATTGTCCGGATGATCGTGTTAATTTTTTAAATTATTATTATACTATTTATAAATTATGTGAATTATTAAATCAAAAAGAGTTTTTGCCATACTTTCCAATGTTAAAAGATAGAGAGAAAAGGATAGAGCAGGATGAAATATGGAAGAAAATATGTGAAGAATTAAATTGGAAGTTTATACCTACTATATAAAGGGGCTAGCTTCTTTAAAACCCCATTTGAAAAATTAAAGATGTTAGTTAAAAAATTGAAAATATATTTATTACATATAAAAAATATATTAAATGGAATCAACAAAAAAGGATGGTAAGCAAAAGGTACGTAAATTTAATACTAGTGGTATTTGTAAAAATTCACAATGTTGTGGATGTGGTCATATTAAACGACAATTAAAAAACAAAAATTTATGTATTTCTGATATTGATAAAAAAATTGTTTCAACACAAACAGAAATTAATGAATTAATGGATGAATTAAGTAAATATATTTGCCCATCAGTTTTTGAATCATTAGGATTGTTAGAACCATTGCCAGAAACTAATAAAAAAGAAGAATAGATTTAAATAATTGTAAAATAGATTTAACTATTAAATTTCATTTTTTTTCTCTCTTTAAATGTTTTTTTGTGAGTGCGTTTTTTTAAAAACTTAAAGTATTTATTTGCTAAATTGTATCTTTGATTTATATTTTTAGTTTTTTTAAATTTTGTTTTTTTATGTCGTTTAATAGCTTCTAAACGTACTTTCATTATCATACCAACTTGCCAAATTCTTTTATGCGGATATCGTTTTGTTTTATATAATTTTTCTAATTTTTTGATAGTGTTTTTAATATCGTTAATTGTTGTATATTTTATATTAATAGTGTCTTTTGGATTTTTATCAATATATACATCAAATGATTTTTTAGGATTATCTGGATTATATAAAAACTGTTTTTTAATTTTTTTTGTTTTTTTCATATTATATATATATTATATATTAGATAATGCTATTGCCTAGAGATCAAAAATTATATAATAAAACAAAAAAATATATTTATAAAAAACATCCAAAACATAGCGCCTATAGAAGTGGATTATTAGTCAAAGAATATAAAAAACGGTTTTCGAAAAAATATGGTAAAAAGAGAGATCCTTATAAAGGTAAAAAAACAGAAAAAAAAGGATTATCAAGATGGTTTAAAGAAAAATGGGTTAATCAACGCGGAGAAATAGGATATAAATATAAAAGTGATGTTTATAGACCAAGTAAACGTATTACAAAAAAAACACCAAAAACACATGGTGAATTAACAAAAAAACAGATAAAACGCGCTAGATCAAAAAAGTATAAAAAAGGTAGAGTTGATCGTTTTTAGTAATTTAAAATATTTAAAATAAAAATAAAATATATAATGAGTCATTTAAGTTCACCAATGTCTATTGCGGCAATGATTTTTTATTCATTATTAACATTTTTTTTAGGACCTTTAGTAACAAGACCATTTTTAGGTAGTCATCCAGACCAATGTATAGCGGGATTTTTATTAGGATTCACTGTTAGCGTATTATTATGGATGAAATTTGGAAAACAATTAGTTAAATAAATTATTCTATAAAATAAAAAAGATTATCATAATTAAATAAATATTTACCTAAAAATTTTTTATCTTCTCTTGTCCATTCAGATGGAGAGATTATAGATAAACTTTCTATTCCTTCATTATCGATATAGTGATAATAATAATTTCCACATACTTTTTTACAATTCATTTCAATATTATGTAAATTTTCATTTAATTGGGCGGAATAAATTATTTCTTGTGCTTTTTGCTCTAAATTATTAATTTGTTCAGCAATTAATTTTAACTGACCAAATAAAGAATAATTTTTTTTAATAATTTCCATTTTATTATCATTTTCATTATTTACAGCGAGCATTGTAAATAAACGATTAAGATTATCTTTATCTAAATTAGAAAGTGCCATTAATTTTTTTAATAATTTATATTAATTATATGTTTAATATAAAATAACTAATTATATTATGTATTGTTGGATTTGTTCTGATGTTGTATTTAATAATTATTATTTATTACCAACGGATGATGAAACCATAAATGAATCATGTAAAATAGAAAAACAAGAAGCATGTTTTAAATTTATGTATAATATTTTGTGTGAAAATTGTTTAAATATGTATGTTGATAATTATCCACTTAATTTTAAACAAATAAGGATGAGAGAAATATATGGTAAAAATATAAATAAAAATTATAAATATTATAAAAAAAAATAATTTGTAAATTATTTATCTTCAAATTATTTTACCATTTTTTCCAGTATTTTCTATATTATATTTTAGTTAAAATATTTGTAATATATAAATGAAAACTAAAAATAAATATACTAGAAAAAGTCATAATAAGGTAAATAAAAATAAATATACTAAAAGAAATAAATATACTAAAAAAGGTCATAATAAGGTAAATAAAAAAAATAAACACACAATTAAAAAAAAATATAAACAAAAAAAAGGCGGTGCAGAGGGCATGACGATCGAGTATATCATCAACCTGCAGGGCAAAAACACAGAACAACGGCGCGAACTTGAGAATGAGGTCGAAGATATCAACGTCAAGCGAGATGAGGCGTTCATCGAATCAGAGAGTGAGAATAAGATGGTAGGCCCGCAACCGACGAATAGGCGTCTCTGGTCTGCAGAAGTGGCACAGTTTGATAAGCAGCTCGCCACAGCGAATTCGCATCTGAAAAAACTGGCAGTCGAGGAGCAATTGCTAGATCAATTGCTAGATAATGCTGTATACAAGGTGAATGAGGCTGCGCGCAAGGCGAAAAACGTGAAACTGTGGCATGATGCCTATGATTATGCGCGGGTCAATGAGGTCAAACAGCTGCGCGAAATCGCCCTCAAACGGCTCAAACTCGTTAAGCGCATTCGAGACCTTGATGCCTTTGTAACGATGGCGGTAGAAGATTCAGATAACGCGAACCGGAGCGAAGAGCCGCCTACGAATGTGCGGGACTGGTCTAGCCATATAGACTATCTTGAAAATCTCCTCAGCGAAGCGAAACAGCATCTGGATAAACTAGCCAGTGATGAGGAATCGCTAAAGAAGACTATACTCGCGGGCGAAGATATCGCGAAACTATTGCATGATGCATCTACTTATGCACGACGCCAAATGTAATTTGTAAATAATTTGAAGATAAATAATTTACAAATTATATTTGTAATATATAAATGAAAACTAAAAAAAATAAATATACTAAAAATAAATATACTAAAAATAAATATACTAAAAATAAATATACTAAAAATAAATATACTAAAAAAAGTCATAATAAAGTAAATAAAAAATATAAACAAAAAAAAGGCGGCGTGGACCGGCCGTCATAAATACCACCCGAATTGTTGCATCAGATGACCACTTATCGCCAACAGTGGGGCGACCTGACCGGGGAAATCACTCAGAACGAAGATAATATAGCAAATGTTCAAGATGAAATGCTCGGTCTCGGACGTCCACTTAAAGTTAAACAGGATCAACTTAAAGTTAAACAGGAGCAACTTAAAGTTAAACAGGAGCAACTTAAAGTTAAACAGGATCAACTTAAAGTTAAACAGGAGCAACTTAAAGCTGAACATGAGCAACTTAAAACTGAAGAGAAGAAATTTGACGATGAACAGGATGAACTTAATGTTAAACTGAGGCCGCTTGATAATAATCGAGAAGCACTCTTAGCTAAGTATCGTACACTTGCATATGAAAAGGATGACCTTAATCTGTGGCGCTTCACGATAGATAATTCGTTGACGCAGATGCTCGAGACGAACTATCCGGACAAGGAGAAACGCTTGTCTAAGATGCAATCTTTGTGGGAGGAGGTTGATCAAGTTGGTCGAGACGAACTATCCGACTCCGGAGAAACGCAGGCCTAAGATGCAATCTTTGTGGGCTGAGGTATAGCATATTTAGTCATTGTTATCACTGAGGTATCCGCCGACACGGGTGACATCAGATATGTTAGGTCAGTAGCTGTTGGATGACTTGGCCTGTGGATAACACTTAGACAAGTATGGCCTCTGCGTCCATGACCAGATACATAAAAAGGTTAATTTAATAATTATTTAATATAAAATTCAATATAATCATTAATTTTTATATTGTGTCTATTAATTTCACGAGCATTAATTTCAAGTATATATTTACTTTTTTTATTAATACTAATAGGGTTTAATGATAATGGTTTATTATTTTTTACATAGCCAATAACTCTAAAATTAGAATTTAAAAATATTACATCTAATGGAATGAATGTATTTTTCATCCAAAACGTATGAAAATCTATTGTTGGCATATCAAATAACATAACATTCCTTCTCTCATATTTAATTTTTTAACATTCATTAATCCTTTTTGAATCTTATGTGGTGTATTTACAATTTTACCATAAAATTTATGTATCATATTATAAAGTATATAATAAAAATTTGATAATAAAAATTTGATATAATAAGTATAAATTTTTATTAAAATGATTGGACTTAAAAGTATTATAATTAAATAATTAAATTACATAAATATTTTAGAATTAACATCTATACTTTTACCGGCTGATAATTGTGGTATTTGTGTAAATTGCGGATTTAGCTCTTCTCTTATTTTTATTAATAATTCTTTCCATGTTAAGTTAGTATTATCATTTATAACTTTTAAAAACGCCCAAGTTAATAAACTTTGATATTTTCCATCAACATAATTAATTTCACTTACTTGATTATCTTTACAGCCACTAATTAAATAAACATTGCCTTTAGTATCTAAATAATTATCATTAATTACAATTTCATCATAATCACTTGTTGAAAAGTAATTATATTTTAAATCAATCATGGTACCACTATGACAAGAATCTAATAAAAGAAAAAGTGAAACATTTTCTTTTAAATAATCATCAATTATTTTTTTAATTTCGTCATCACTTATAAATCGTTCATCTAAACAAAATATTACCTCATCTTTGCCATCTACTTCGTCATTATTATAATCTGCAATATAATAACCATGTCCAGAAAACAGAAAAAATAATTTATCACCAGATTTAGAATTATTTAATAATTCTTTTAATTTATCTAATATATTTTGACGCGTTGGTTTAGTAGTCGTATTATCAGTTAAAATACTCATATTTGTATCGTTCATGCTATGTTTATTTTTTAAGTAATTTGAAAATTTTAACGCATCATCTATACATCCATTAAGTGCATTTATAGTGTTTATATAATCTATTCCTACAATTAATGCATTGGAATTAGAACTATTGGAATTGGAACTATTATTCTGACTATTAAATAATGTTATTTGTTCATCTCTCTTATTTTTATAGAATTGTACTCTATTATGATAATACTTAATAATTTGATTAATGTAACTATTTTTATAATAATTGCTTATTCTTAATTTAAGTACATAATGATATAAATATATACAGTAATCTTTGTGTTCTTTAATATTTTTATTATACTCATCAATATTTTTTTGTAACATAATATTATTATAATATTATGTTATATTTTTTATTATAATGTTATATTTTTAAAGTCCGTGTGGGAAGCTAACTAGATTAGCGCCTATACCAAAACCAGCACCAGTACGCGCACTGACTGCAAGTGAGGGAAGATAAGTATCTAAGATACTAAATGTTGCAGCCGCAACAAGTGCAATTAGAAGAGTTTCGTCAAGTCTTAAACGTTTTGCGGGAATAACATATGCCGCTAAAGCAACAATTATACCTTCAACAAAATATTTAAGAGCACGTTTAACTAATTCTCCAAGATCTAAGAATCCACCGAGTGACATATTATAATAAATATCAAGAAAAAAATAATAAATATAAGAAAATAATAAATATAAGAAAAATAATAAATATAAGAAAATAATAAATATAAGAAAAATAATATATGTAAATAAAAACTTAAAATAAAAACTATAAAATATATAAAAATGAGCGAAACGTCTAAAGAATCTAATTTTTTAAAAAAAGATCATCCTAAATATATTGATTTATTAGATGAAGATCAATCAATTGCTGGACAAAAGTTTGTATGCTTATCATTTTTATCTCCAGAAAATATAATTAAGAATAAAGAGTTATTTTTTTTTGAAAAGTTTATTCAGCAGTATGATATGTATAAGTCGTTAGAAAAGTTCAATCAATTCTTAAATTTTGTATCGTATAAATATAAAGTACCATTTGAAAAATTACAAACAGATCTGGAAGATTTTGCTAAAACAGAAAAAGATAAATTATTTAATATTTCGTTAGAGGCCGAGTATAAAACTTATATTGATAATCATGAAGAAAAATTAGAAGAATTATTTAATATAGATAATAAATTTCAAACATCTACTAGAGGACTAAAGGTAAGAGGATGTTTTGCATCACAAGAAGAAGCTGAATTAAGATGTAAAATTTTACGCGAAATGGATCATAATCATGATATATTAGTGGGGCCAGTTGGAACTTGGGTTCCGTGGCATCCTGAGGCTTATAAGACAGGTAAGGTAGAATACTTAGAAGAAGAATTAAATGAGTTAATGAATGAAAAACAAAAAAATGAAAAGGCGGCAAAAACAGAATTTGATAAACGAGTAAAAGATGCTAAAAAACAAGCAATGGAAGAAAATATAAATAAAGCTAAAGAATCCGGAAATGTATTAACACAGACTATTAATAAAGATGGAGAATTAGTTAATGTTAAAGATATTGGAGTAACTGAAAATAGTTTACTAAAACAAGGTGAATTTGGTAACAGGGAAGATATAAAAAAGACATTATTTGAAGATCCTAATGTTGTAATGAATACTAAAACGGATCACGGTTATATGAATTTACCAACAGTTAAGAGAGCACTTGAGCAGGAAGAGAAAGAGAAAGAGGAAGAGAAAGAGAAAGAGAAAGAGAAAGAAGAAGAGAAAGAAAAAGATAATGAGGAAAAAGATAATGAGGAAAAAGATAATGAGGAAGAAGAAAAGGAGAAAGAGAAAGAAGAATAAGAAAGAAGAAGAGGAAGAGAAAGAAGAATAAGAGAAAGGAAGAAAAAGAAAAAAAAGAATAGGAAAAAAAATAAATTTAATAGATCTAATAAATTTAAATTTTAAATATTTAAATTTATTATATATTACATCCACTAGCCCCACTTGCTAATAATGGTTGATAAGCAGGAGATGATGTCATCTCATTGTTACCTGTTTTCATATTATTAATAATATCTTCTTCGAGTGTAAATTTATTTTCAACAGGACTAGGAATATTATTTGTAACAGTATTGGGCGATTTAATTACATTTTTATTTGTAGAATTTGTAGCAGTACAAATATAAGGATCAGAAAAAACATAAGCTATTAAAATTAATATAAATAATAGCAGTAATAAAACTTTAAACATTATATATTAAATATCTATATTTTTTATTAAAATTAATTAAAATTGAAAACAATATTATAAATTAATCAATATTATTTAAATAATGCATAAAACATATTTGGGACAAAAAGGATATTCAATATATAAAAATTCAATATCATTAAAAGAACAAATATTTATTAGAGAAGAATTAATGGTTAAACCTTATCTTCCTAAATCTCCAACTCAACCAACTCCTTTTCCTATATATAGAGAATCTCCGCAAAAATTTTATGTTCCTCGTATATTTGGTATAACAAATTTTGGAATACCAAATCAAATTAAAATTACAAAAGGTGATGCTATAAATTTGAAGTTTGATGGGACATTACGTGATATTCAGCAATCAGTTGTTGATAAATTTATAGCACATATTAAAAATGATAACTATGGTGGATTATTAGACCTATATACTGGATTTGGTAAAACTGTTTTAGGTTTAAAAATTATATCAGAACTCGGTGTTAAAACATTAATTATAGTTCATAAAGGGTTTTTGGTTGATCAATGGATAGAAAGAATTAAACAATTCTTACCAACTGCACGAGTTGGGCGAATTCAAGGACAAATTATTGACATAGAGGATAAAGATATAGTTATTGGAATGTTACAGTCTTTATCAATGAAAGAGTATCCAGAAGATCAATTTAAAAGTTTTGGATTAACTTTAGTTGACGAAGTGCATCATATATCAGCAGAAGTATTTGTAAGAGCATTACAAAATATAGTGACAATGTATACATTGGGATTAAGTGCGACAATGAATCGAAAAGATGGGTTATCAAAGGTATTCAAATTATTTTTAGGTGACGTAATTCATAAAGAAAAGAGAGAAGGAGATAATACGGTTGTAATTAAAGCTATTGAATTTAATACAAGCGATCAAGAATTTAATGAAACTGTTTATGATTATAGAGGTAATCCTCAATATAGTACAATGATAACAAAATTATGCACTTTTAATATTAGAAGTGAATATATTCTAAAAATTATTAAAAAAGAATTAGAAATAAATAGTAATCAGCAAATAATTATTTTAGCACACAATAAAAATTTATTAACTTATTTATACAAAGCTATAGACGATCGAAAAATTACAACCGTAGGTTATTATATTGGTGGAATGAAGGAAAAAGATTTAAAAATTAGCGAAACAAAACAAATATTAATTGCTACATATTCAATGGCATCAGAAGGACTAGATATTAAAACACTAACCACATTAATTTTTGCAACACCAAAAACAGATATAGAACAAGCCATTGGTAGAATTTTAAGAGTTAAACATACAAATCCTTTGGTAATAGATATAATAGATAAACATGATTTATTTAAAAAACAATGGTTAAAGCGAAGAGCATTTTATCATAAAAATGATTATACGTTACAATATACAGATAATTATGATAAAAATAATTGGACAGAATTAAAGAAAACTAATATTAAACAACTTAAAAAGGAAAATGAAGATATGTTGATTAATAAATGTATTATTTCTATAGCAAATTTGAAGTAAATTAATAAATAATGTATTCAATTATTAGATTAAAATAAAATAAAATTGATAAAAATTTTATCTAATAATTTATTTAATAATTGAATACATTGCCCATGTATCACACCATTTATTTAACAATCGCTGTTGTACCATACTATTTTAATCCTAATATTCATAATCTTGGAAATATAGGTTTTGGTGGAAAAATACATGCTACATTATGTCCTATTGCAACTAAATTAATTGATAAAATTTGTTATAATAATATAGATATTAGAAATGATATAATTAAAGATTATAAGGAATATAGTATCTTAGATATGTGTTGCGGCGTAGGAACATCTACTAAAGAATATGCAACAGGTATTGATACCAGCCCTGAAATGATAAACATGGCTAAATTATTTAATAAAAAATCAAATTTTGAAATAGCTAATGCTGAAAATTATAAACCTAGTCAATCATATGATGTTGTATCATGTATGTTTGCATTTCATGAAATGCCATTAGATGCACAATTAAAAGTAATAAATAATGCAATTAATATTGCTGATAAAGAAGTTATAATTGTAGATATTTCAACTAATTATAACCCAAAAGAAATAATGTTAACAGGAGAACCATATTTGCTTGATTATCTTACTAATATTGATAGTGTATTATCAAATTTTGATAAAATAAATTACATAGATAATCATGTTAATATTTGGAAATTAATAAAATAATTTTTAATATTTAAAATATTAAATTTTTAATAATTTATTATATAATATAATATATAATAATGCCAAGATCAAATCCTAGTAGTGTTGGATATGCCAGAGGAACACAGGTTACTACTCAACTTACTGCAAGAGAGACATTTGGAGGACCAGCAAAGGCTGGTTTAGGAAGACATATTGGTATGGGACAATTTACATATGGTGCAATTATTAATGGAAATTCCGGAAGCGGTATCAATAAGGCAACTACTTTAGCAGGTCCATCATACCCTATGGTTGCTGGAAAAACATTAAGAGATGACAGTGGTCGCGTTATAAGAGATGGACCAAACGGAAGTTTCGTAAGACAAGCAACCGATTTATTTGGTAAGCCAATTTATGATGAAAATGGTAATAAACTTTTTTATCCAATTAATTTTAATAATCAAATTGGTGGCGTTTCTAATCCCTCATCCAGATATGGACCAACTCGTGCTCCAGCGGATGGTGTGAACTTTAATACTAGAATGAGAATGGCAAAATCAGTAGCCTATTGGAATAGATTAAATCCTGCTCGTCCTATACGTGGTACGCTAAATCCATCAGTAGCTGTTTGGCCGACGTTGCGGGATGCGGCCGCGGCGTTTGATGCGATCTTTGCGGCGGTGGGGATTAACAATGCGCGTGATCAGGACGCCACTCTTAATTGGCCTGATGGGTATGATCGGGATGGCACGATCGCTAATGCAATCTACATTATGTACAACGGGCTTTATTCGCCGCAGTACATGTCGTTCGTCGGAACGGCGCACTTTCTCTCGACCGTTAAAAATGCTGTAACCAATGCAACCGATAGTTTAAATTCGGTGCGTATATTGTTGTCTGACCCACATTTCAATAACTTACACCTGATAATAAATAATCTCATTACGGTGAGTCATTTTCTGAGTAGTCCAGGAGGACTCGAAGCTTTCTACTATTCTTCCGATTCTTAATATTTAGTTCAACTTCGGCAAAGTATACCTAGTCCCTGAGTGTAAATAAAATTTTAAAGTTTATTAATTTGAACTATATATAATATTATAATTTATTATATAATATATAATTTATTATATATTTATATAATATAATGCCAAATCCTAGTAGTGTTGGATATGCCAGAGGTACGCAAGTTACTACTCAACTAACTGCAAGAGAGACATTTGGAGGACCATCTAAGGCTGGTTTAGGAAGACATATTGGTATGAGTCAATTTACCTATGGAGCAATTATTAATGGTAATTCCGGAAGCGGTATCAATAGTGCCCCTACTTTAGCCGGTCCATCATATCCTATGGTTGCTGGAAAAACATTAAGAGATGACTATGGTCGTGTAATAAGAGATGGACCAGACGGAAGTTTTGTAAGACAAGCAACTGATTTATTTGGTAATCCTATTTACGATGAAAAAGGTAATAAACTTTTTTATCCAATTAATTTTAATAACCAGATT